ACAGCCACGCAACTGTTGGTGGTTCCAAGGTCAATACCTATCACTTTGCTCATTTCTATCTCCTCATAAAGCAAGATGTTGCCATGGCCGGCCGTAGCCCGGCCATGCTCATTATATAGTATTTGGTTCGGTGCTTGTCAATCAGCATACAGCGGCATTGGACGCATGCTGATGATCTTTGTGGGATCCTGCGGTGGTTCACCTCTGGTAATCGCATGCACATTCTGCATGCCATAGATCACCTTGCCCCACACGGTGTATTGGCGATCAAGGAAATTGGCATTGCCAAAGCAGATGAAGAACTGGTCGCTGGCACTGTTTGGATCGCTGGTGCGTGCCATGCTGCAGATGCCTTCAGTATGCGGCACGTCATTGAATTCAGCCAACAGCTGCGGCAGAGCCTGCTTGGTCCATCCTCCCTGTGCCATGAATCCGTCAATGACTCTATGGAAGTCTGTGCCATCGTACAGGCCTTGACCTGCCTGGCGCAGGATCTGGGCCACGTGGTTAGGAGCCTTGTCAGGAAAACATTCTATGAGAACTGTTCCTGTCGTGATCTCCATCTTGATTATTGGGTTACTCATGTGTTCGTCTCCTTAGTTTGATCATTGATTTTTGATCTGTGGTCATGCGGCTATGTTCATCAAATGGTTCACTACAGAAACGCAAGCAAGGCGCAAACGAACCGTCTTGCCAGCTGGCTTCTAACCGCTGCAAGGCATTGCTCTGAGCAATCTCAGCAAGATCATGTTTGCTGACATCCAACTGCTCAAAATCATTGCCCAGAAATTGCTTCATGGTTGCCGTGTGTGGGTGGTTAGGAACCCAACAGCAAGGCCAATAGATGCCATCTGCACTGATATAGGGCATCACATGGTCGGTTTTGCACTTAGCAAACACCTGCGGCATTGGCCTGCTCCTGGATATATTGCCAGCTCAGGGAAGGACTCAGCTCGTCATCCTCCCCTCTGCGATAGCTCTTCACGATCTGAAAACGGTCAAATCCCAGATCTCTTGCCAGTTGTGTGCCGGCATACACGTCATTCTCATTGTATCTAAACGCTATCCATTTCCATACCATCTCCGCATCACTGTTGGCACGCAGCGTGCGAATACCTAGCTCCACACTGGACCAAAGGCTATTGACCCTATAGATATGATTGTTGGTTGGTAGGCCGTCTATGCTAAAAGTCACTGTGTCGCCCTTGGTCAGCAAGGCAGCTGTGGCTTCCCACCATTCGCGCCCACGGTACGCTCCGTTGGTGTGCATGGTTATAACCAGACTGGGATTGCCGTTACGCAATCTCGTGATCAGCTCATGGAAATGCGGATGGTATATTGGATCACCATGATTGCCGCACAAATGCACTCTGTCAAAACCCCTGCATGCTTTGACCATGGTATTGATATCACAATCACGCGAGTTCACCATGTTCAGATGTTCCGTCCGCGGACATTGAGGACAGGCCAATGTGCAGCGTGTGGTCGGCTCGATGTGTATGGCTCGCGTGTTCATATGAATTGCATAGCCCTCGACCAACCTACGACATTCATGGTAGCAAACCACATAGTTACCAACATGATCCAGGGTTGGCCTCGACGGTAGCTGGCCACTACTTGGCTGGTACTACCCACGAAATAAAATGGATAGATGAAGGCCATGTTGGGGTGATTGGCAGTGGTAGCCAACATGATGCTGGCTCCCACGCTAAAGAAAAAGTTCTGCATTTCCAAGTAGAAAGCCAGCCGATCGCTGTGATAGCTGTCTGCCCAGAACTTCTTGATCTTGGTCCACATGCGCTATTATATCCTATCAATCAAATATGTACAACAGATAAATAATTTATTGGAGAATCCCATGTGTGTAGTTTCGGCAAAATATTTCCCTGATGTAGGTTGGGTTGGTGTTAAAAACCGTGACCGTAACTACATTCCTGAGATCAGCTTCAAGCGAGAAAATCGCGACGGCGTGGAAGTCATGCTGTTCTGGGACGACGTCACACAGTATTGCGAGGGCATGAACAGCGGCGGAGTGTGCATCATCAGCGCCAGCTTGATGGTCAAGGACGACGAGATGGAGATACAGGTTCGCACCAAGACACCCAGCAAGGACGGCGTCAAGCTCAAGAAGGCACTGCGCTACCCCAATGTCAAGGCCGCTGCTATGAGCCTGATCAAGGACAAGCTGCCGGGCAACACGCTGATATTTGACAAAGATACCTGCTACCTGCTTGAAGGCTGCTGGGAACCAGGCGAGTACGAGAACGAGAAATACGCTTACAAGATACAGGAAATTCCGCACGATAAAACCATAGTGCGCACTAACCACGGCGTTTTGCTACCATGGGCTGGTTACCAGCGTACCGAAGAGAGCGAATCACAGACCATGAGCCGTATCAGCAGCGAAAGCCGCAAGATGATCGCTGAGAAGGTGGTCGCAGCAGCCGAGACTCCGCAGGCCATGATCGACGGCTTGGCAGGGGTCTACAGTGATAATCCGCAGCTAAACTGCCTGCGCACCACAGACAAAAAGAAGCTGATGCGCACCACAAGCCAGATAATGATCACGCCCAGCGAGAGCACCTTTGCAGTGCGCCCTGTCCAGAGCCACATGACATTCAACTTCTGGGATCTCAATCATCCCAAGCACAAGTGCTTCGTGGAGATACTGAGCAACAAGGTGCTCTATGACCATCGCAAGGAGATGGGTACTAAGCCATTCCCCAAGATGCAGCACAGCAGCGAGTGATCATGGCTGCCTGGGAACACATACCCTATTTCGCATACGGTCATAATACCAACGTGCAGGAGATGTACAGGCGTGTACCCAACGCCCGTCTAATTGGACATGCTGACCTACACGACTGGAAATATGTGTTAGAGCATGTAAGCAACATAGTGCCTTCAGAGGGGGACACTGTGCATGGAGTCCTATGGATAATACCAATTGAGCAGTTGGACAAGCTTGATTGGGCCGAAGCATATCACAGCAACTATCGCCACCAGATAGTGACCATAGAATACAATGGAAAGATGCTCAAAGCCATGTCTTATGTTTTGCTTAAGAAATACCACAGCGACGAACCACCAACCGCCAAGTATGTGGATTATGTAGCCACTGGTTATCGCGAGAACCACATACCTATGAGCCAGTTGATCACAGCGTTGGACGATCGCATCACAGAGCTGAAACATACACAGAAATAAAAAAAGGGTCCCAGTTTCCTGGAACCCTTTGCCTCCCTAGACTTGTACTAACAAGTTCTTAGTGATTAGGCCTTGGTTGAACGCTTGCGGCTCTTAGGAGCCAAGCTATACTTGACGCGAGGAGCGCCAACACCAGCATGCGGAAGAGGAGTAGCAACGATGTTGTGGCCTTCTTCCTTGAGTTCAAAGATACGAGCTGAAAGCTTTTGGATCTTGAAGCGGCTCATGGCCTGTTTGGCGGTGAGCGTGTTGCCCTTGCTGAGATAAGCGAGAACCTTCTCGGCTTGCGTAGCATATGCGGTCATTTTGTAGTCTCCAGTTAGTGTAAGTGTGCGTTGTCCTGTGGACAACTTCAGTTGCAGTATTACTATACACGGTTCTAAAGATCTGTCAACCGCTCATTCTGCGGGATTTAGTTCAGCCATCAGCGGAAATCCGTGCTGTCGAGCAATGGCTATGGTTTCATCGCGCTTTTGCACAGCTACTTCATGGCTGTATGTACCCGCGATACCTCGCCCGTTGGTGTGGATGTGCATCATGATGTCCTGTGCTTCTTCAAAGCTGCGATGGAAAATCTGCATGAGCACCAGCACCACGAATTCCATGGTGGTGGCATCGTCGTTGATCAACCACACGTTCCACATCTTGGGAGGGGCCATTGCCACGCGCTCAATCACCGCTACAACGGTTGATCTATCTGTCTTAGCCATTGGTCCCTCCTGATTATGTTAGATTATGCGGTTAAGCGTTGCATAACGCAAGGTCATTCCGCTGAAGAGGTCACATCTATGATGTTGCCATTGGTAATTGGTATTACCCTGCCCTTGCTGGATTCTGGTATCTCACGCTCAAGCTCGATTATGAGCAAACCATCTTCCATCTTTGCCGAGATGACCTTGATGTGTTCTGCCAAAGTAAACTGACGCTCAAAATCCCGCGCTGCGATACCACGATGGATCCAATTGCGCCCGTTCTGATCTTCAGCTTTGCTACCACGAACCATCAGGATACGATCATTGGTGAGATAGATTTCTAGTTCTTCCATCTTGAATCCAGCCACTGCCAGTTCAAGCTTGTAGCCATTTTCGTCGTGAGTGAGATTGTAAGGTGGATAGGTAACCGGATTACTGGCTACTCGAGCAATCATAGGCTCAAAGCCTATGGCAAACCTATTGAGATCTCGGAAGAGATCTTCCATTGAATTGAAGACTGTTGCTGTTGGATGACGCATTTGTACCTCCTGTTAAAGCGAAGCATCATTTTGCAGGCCCCGTAGGCACCTACCTTGCATATTTAATATGTGCTGACCTCAAGGTCAAGATCTGAGCCCAACCATAAATATCGTAGCTCAACGGAGATCATGGATGCAGGGTTACATAACTGGCCCCACAGGACCAACCGGTGTTGGTGTGCGAGGTGCCACAGGCGCAACTGGTCCCATGGGCGTGCAAGGTTCACTCGGGGGTACTGGTCCAACGGGCCTGCGGGGCACAACTGGCCCAAGTGGTCCTACAGGTCAGCCAGGCACTTCAGCCAACACAGGCCCAACTGGTCCAACTGGATCAACCGGATCATGCAGCTCGTCTAGCAGGACCACTGTATCTGTTACTACCTCCAACCTGGCAGTGGGTTCAAACGTCAGCGTGTCCGTGAACGGGTTCAAGGGGTATAATCTATATAGCATACAGGTCAATCACGCAGCCTGGGTCACAGTATACAGCAGCATTGCAGCACGCACCAATGATCAATCGCGCACTATATACACCAATCCAACACCGGGCAGTGGTGTGATAGCAGAGATAATATCAAACTCAGCAACAACACAGCTGATCACACCAGCAGCAGCAGGTTTCAGCAGCGAGAATCCTCCTACAACTGACATACCCATGAAAGTGAGCAATAACGGTAATTCTGCAGTGCCAATAACTGTCACACTCACTCTGCTGCAATTGGAGATATGATATGAATCGTGTTCCTCTTGCTAGAACTAGCACGCTGATACCTGCAGATGCCATAAGCACATCGGCCATAGATACTACATGGATGGTAAAAGCAACTCTGTTGCTGCGCAGGCCCACATATCAAGGCCGCAGCATGATTGAGCATGCTGATGCCATAACCCGCGGTGAGGATACACACATCAGCTATGATGAGTTCACACGCAGATATGCTGCCAGTGATGCTGATATCGCTGCTGTGCGTGCATTCGTTGGTTCGCACGGCATCGCTGTAACTGATGCACATGCGGGTGCAGCAGCAGTGAGATTACAAGGTACTGCAGCACAGTTCAATGCTGCGTTTGGCATCACTCTGTTAGCAGTTCAAAAGCCAGATCGCACCTATATCAGTTATGAAGGCATGTTGTCCGTGCCAGCTGAGATGGACGGTGTGATTGATCACGTGTTCGGATTGCATAATCCAGTAAAGCTGACCTATGCCTCCAAAACAGTTAGCGATGCTGATGCTATACCGGCAGCTGAGACTGCATTGACTCCTACTCAGATAGCCACTGCCTACCAGATGCCCACCAATACTGGCACTGGTACCTGCATAGGAATCATTGAATACGGTGGCGGTTATACTACACAGAATGTCACATCCAGCTTTGCACCATTGGGTTTTGCCGCACCGACTATCACAAACACCAACGTAGATGGCGGATACAATAATCCAAGTGACACCAATGGTGCACCAGAAGTCATGCTAGACATATATGTTGCAGGTGGGATTGCGCACACCAGCACCATTGCCATGTATTGGGGTTATGGGTCAGGTACTAGCAACCCTGTGGCTGGTCCAGACTGGTATGATCCAATCAACGTTGCCATACATGATACTACCAACAATCCAACAGTGCTCAGCATAAGTTGGGGCGCAGGCGATAACCCAGCCAGCGGATACTGGGATTCTTCTACCATAGCTGCTACAGATGCAGTGCTGGCGCAGGCTGTGGTGTTGGGTGTTACGGTGTGTGCAGCTAGCGGAGACGAAGGCAGCACATGGGCTGGTCTGGCCGAAGAAGTGTTGTATCCTGCCAGCAGCCCCTACGTGTTAGCTTGCGGAGGTACTACTCTGCAGCTGAACATCAACAACAGCATCGCCAGCGAGACAGCGTGGATTGGTTCAGGTGGTGGTCAAAGCTACTATGAAAGCTTGCCCGGCTGGCAGAACGGGCTAACTGCAAAGACCTATCCAGGTAACGTGGTATCGGCCCTGACCATGCGAGGCGTCCCAGATGTCGCAGGCAATAGTGATCCCAACACAGGTTATCAGTTCTATTGGGGAAACAGCAACACCTATAGCCAATACGGTGGTACCAGCGCATGCGCTCCGATGTGGGCGGCGTTGATAGCTCGAATCAATGCTACCATAGGTGGACGCATAGGTTTCATGCAGACCAAGCTATACTCCAACCCCAGCGCGATGCGGGACATCACCGTTGGCAACAATGCCTATGAGATGGATGGTTACCAATGCACCACTGGTTGGGATGCTGTCACGGGCTATGGTAGCCCGATAGGTACCAGCATATTAGCTGTGTTCCAAGCCGATTCTACCGGTGCAGTTTATCCAAATTATCTGGTTGAAGCACGTCCTAGCAGCGGACAAACCTATCCGCGACCTTATATCACTGCTTAACGATTGCGATCGCGCTTCTTGCCAGTTTCCAGCCCGGCTATCTGGGCCTGCTTCTTGCGCCAACGGCTCTTGGCTTCTGCCATGGCTCTGCGACGCTTGGCAGTGTTGGTCTCAAAGTTCTTGCGTTTGCGCAGCTCTTTGGCTATGCCCTCTGTGGCCACACGCTTCTTCAGCTGGCTCAACGCCTTGTTTACGTTACCATTCCAGACCTGCACGGTCAGGCCCTTCTTGTGCGACCAAGCGTCTCTGTTTGTGTTGCTGTTGTCACGGTTCATGAACTAATTATCCAAAAATCACCATCAACCAACCGCCTCAGCCTTGGAGCGATATACCAACATGGGTTCACTGCCGTTGGCAACCATGTCTTCCGTGATAACCACCTTTTGCACGCCTTCCTTGTCAAGGCGCGGTAAGTCAAACTGCGTCTTGAGCAGCAGCTTTTCTATAATACCTCTGAGACCTCTGGCACCAGTCTTGTTGGCTAGGGCCTGCTTGGCTATCACGCGCAGTGCTGTTGGCTGTATCTCCAGCTCAACATGATCAAGCTGGAACATCTTTTGGTACTGCTTGACGATAGCACTCTTTGGTTCGGTGAGTATGCGTACCAGATCTTCCTCATCAAGCTCTGCGAATGGCACCATCACGGGTATGCGCCCGATGAGTTCTGGGATGATGCCGAACTGTATGAGATCTTCCTGCCTAGCCTGGCTGATCAGCTTAAAAGTGTCAGCAGATTCAACGTCGTGCTTGCTCAGGTTTGCACTGAATCCCATGCCGCTGCCTGTGTCAAGGCGCTTATTCACGATATCTTTGAGGCCCACAAACGCACCGCCCAAGATGAACAGGATGTTCTTGGTGTTGACCATGATGTATTCACCGGCAGGATTCTTGCGTCCGCCCATGGGCGGAACCTTGACTTCGCAGCCTTCCAATATCTTGAGCAATGCTTGCTGCACGCCTTCGCCGCTGACGTCGCGCGTGATGCTGCTGCTTTCGCTCTTGCGGCTCTTCTTGTCAATCTCGTCTATGTAGATGATGCCCTTCTCAGTCTTTTCAATGTCCTGATCAGCTGCTTGATACAACCGCGCGATGGCTTCTTCCACATCAAGGCCCACGTAACCGCTTTCTGTGATGCTGGTTGCATCAATGATCACCATTGGCACGCTCATCATCTTGGCAACCTGCTGGATCATGTAGGTCTTGCCACAGCCTGTTGGTCCAATGAACATGAGATTGCTCTTGTCAATCTCCACACCATCTATGCTGGGATTGGCAATGCGCTTGATATGATTGTACACTGCCACAGCAATGGCCATCTTGGCGTGGTCTTGGCCTATGATTCGCTCATCTAGGAATCGCTTGATGCGATCTGGTGTGATATCGCTCTGCGGTATTGGTTTGGTGTGCTTTTCTTCTACCAGTATACCGTGACACAGTTCCACGCATTCGTTGCAGATGTAGACATCGTTTCCGTTTATCAGCTTGCTGACTTCCAGATTGGTCTTGCTGCAGAAACTGCAGGAGAAGATAGGTCGTGAATTATCTCTGGCCACCTTGTTCAATCTCCGTTATTGTTATGTATCACTCTTGCCAGCGAGATGCTGATCTATGCGCTGTTGATGAGCTGCTCTGAGCTCATCTAGGAACTCATGCACTGTCTTACCGCCCTGTGGTTCTCGCGGTTCTGGCAGCGTGTCTATGATCTGCCATTGGCTACCATTGTCCAGCTCTGGTTCTATGCTTTCTACGGCTATGAGCTTGTCCATGTCTTCTGGATCTATCTCATCCGCTGATATGGGAGGTTTGACCAATATTTCAGGTTCTGGCTCTGCATCAAAGTCAAAACTGCCCTGTGAATCATCTTCAATTGGTGGGATCGTTGCTGCTATATCTGTATCTCTAGCGATGGTGATGGTGCTGGCCTCAAAGCTGAAAGTATGATTTTGTGGCTCTACACGCACAGGCTCAGATAGTGTTTCAGCTTCAGAATGTGCTACGCCTGATAGATTAGAAAAATCAATCTCTGTTTCAGACTCTGCAGGCGGAGCAGCTATGGCTGCGTTCAGAGCAGACATCTCCCTACGCAGTCCTTCTATCACTGCTATGAGCTCATCCTTGCCCTCTATGTTCAGCGTGACCTGCTGATGTTCCTGCGGATGCGTAACTACCACAGGCTCTTCCTTGACTTCTTCAAGTATGGCTTCGACCAGCGCCTCTTCGTCATTGTCGGGCTCTGTCTCTCGTTCACGCCATTCTTTGAGACCTTGGTTGGCTGCTATCAGCATCAACACTGCCAGTGGATCAAACACCACGATGATCAAAACGATGATCCAGCGTACTGCGTGTTCCAGCAGAGTCTGATCCACAGCATCACCATAAAGAGCCTGTGCTATGTACTTGATCGGACCTGTCTCAGCTTCTAGCTTGCGACCTTCGGTTTCCAGCTTGAACTTTTCTGCATTCAGCGATTCAATCTCAGCTTCTGCGGCCTTGATCTTGTCGTTTTGCGCATCTATATCAGACTGTAGCTTGTCAGTGTCGCTGCCTTGGCTCAGCTTGGTTGTGAGCTGATCTATCACGCCACGAGCCTGCTTGATCTCATCATCTGTCTTGGCACGCAAACGTGCGATTTCGGCTTTTGCAGCATCTATCTGAGGATCAGGTGCCTGTCGCATAGCATCTATCTGTTTAAGCAACTCAGTCTTTTGCTTGGCTAGGCGATTTCTGTCTGCCTGCTGCTCCTGCTGGCGTGCCTGCGCTTGGCTGGTCTTCTTCTGATCAATCAGGCTCTTGACTATGCTGTCAAGGTTTGCTACCTGGCGGTCAATGTCGTCAATCTGGCTCTGAGTGCTCTTGGCTCGCAGCTCAATCTTTGCGTTTGCAGCGTCTATGATCTTCTGTTGCTCATCTATCTGAGGCTGCACACGCTTGTTTGCATTATCTATTACCTTGTTTGCATCGTCTATGCGTGTGTTGATTGCAGTGTTGCTGGCTTCGTCACCCTTGCCTGCGTTGGCCAGCTTGGTTTTTGCACGCTCTATGATTGCGTTCTGTTGATCTATGCTCTGCGTGATATGCAGTACCTTGGCCTGCTGCTCTGCACCTGCTGCTGCCTGCTCTACGTGTGCTTTGCTGAGAAATCCAAAGATGCCCAAGCTGGTGATGAACATCAGCACCACAACCGCGCCAGTGAGATAGCTCTTCAGCAACCACGGAGTTTTCTGCCAGTTGTTGTACAACCAGCTGGCAGTGATGACCTTGCTGGTTTCTAAGGTACCCGCCATGATCAGCACTGGTATGAATGCTGAGCTAAAGATGGTGGTAAGACCAATGACTGAGTAGTATCCTGCCACGCCGCTGAGAGATATAGCAGCAACAAACATTAGCAGAGTGGTCAACATGAGAATCTCCTTGCCAGCAACTTAGATTGTAACAGCCTATTGCTGCCTGTCAAGGCTATCAGACGTTGTATATCTGAGTAACTGTGATGTTTGCTTCTATGTTTGCCAGATTGGCTATCGTATCAATTGCCCCTGCTGTGACCTGTACAGTCACCATCTGGCTGGTATTGAATGCAATCAC